TATAAAAACTCTGTATATGTATCTGTACACTCTAATGGATTTAGTAAAGAGTCAGCTAATGGATACTCAGTGTATACATCGCCTGGGCAAACTAAATCTGATAGATATGCTGATATTCTTTTAAGTTACATGGAACATGAGTTTCCAGATCATAAACTTAGAAAAGACATGTCTGATAGTGACTTGGATAAAGAAGCCGCTTTCTACGTATTAAAACGAACTAAAATGCCGGCGATATTGTCGGAGAACTTTTTCATGACTAATAAGCGTGAATGTGATTTATTATTAACAGAGGAATTTAGAGACAGGATAGCCACTTGTCATTTTAAAATGATTAACAAAGTAGAAAATGAATAGATACGACAGAGATATGATGCATGAAAGAGAACTAATCTATGATGCAAAAGGTCAGTTACACCATGCTGATGAAAGATATAAAAAAGGTGATAAAGGAGCAAAACAAGAAATGATTCACGATAGAGAATTGATCTATGATGCTAAGACAGATATTCACAAAGAAGATATTGCAAAACATGAAGAGCATGGATATCATGCTTCTGCAAACAAAGTATTAAGACATTCACGTAAAAACAGATCATAATGGGTAAAGGAGCAAAAGGAAATTTAAGTGCACATGGAGCACATAAAGTATTAAAACATATGGCTCATCACAGAATGAGTAATGAATTAAGATATATGCCTGTAGTAGATAGAGAGAAAGACTCTATGAAAGAAGGAGACATGTAATGAAAGACCAAGGGTTAGGAGATACAATTGAACGTTTTACTAAAGCAACTGGAATTAAAAAACTAGCAGATAAAATTCCAGGTGGTTGCGGTTGTGATCATCGTAAAAATTGGTTTAATAAGAACTTCCCTTATAAAAAATAATATTATGGCAAAAAAAACAATTACTGAAATAAGGGAAGAACCTGGTATGTCTAATGCAGGTAAATATCCTGATGTAGCAAAAGAAGATTTTTGTGGTCCTAATGGTACTTATCCTGTTAATACTATAGAAAGAGGTAGATCAGCTTTAAAATTAGCTCATAACGCAGGTAGTAAAAGAAAAGTGAAAAAGATTAAAGACTGTGTTTATAGAAAATACCCAGAATTAAAAAAAGATAAATAATGGATAAAATTAAAAAAGTAGTAAACTCAAAATTATTTCAAGCTGGTGTAGCTGGCGGAATAGGAGTATTATTAATGATACAAGGACATCCTATGTACGGTGGTATAGGTATAGGAGTAGGATTAGTAAAGTTTATCGATGCATTTAAATCTTAGATTATGGCAAGCTATAAACACACTCAAAAAAACGTTGACGATTGGTTGTCGACTAGTCCTTTGATTGGTGGTAAAGTTATAACTACTAGCGAAAAAGTAAATCCTAACTTTAAAAGAGAAAAAGCATATAAAATTAAAGAAGGAAAAGATCCACATCTTAAAGCAACATACACAACGCAAAGATCGGTTAAAGGAGCTCAGGATTTTACAATGGGAGATCAAGAAAAAAGTAAAATTCCACATCAATCTACTTTGACTTTATACAAAAAAAGTGGAGAAGTAAAAAAAGAGATGCATGGGAAAAAAGCTGCAAAAAAATGGAAAAGAATTAAAAGACGTAGCGATATACACGATACAGCCATATCTGAAGAAAAAGCAATGGCTAAATATAAGATATGAAAGATAAAACAAAAAATATTATTACTAATTTAATAGGATTAGTTTTATTAGGAATTAATGTATATATGTTTTATTGGAGTGATCTAGAGTTAACACAGTTTTTAGTTTTATTATGTGTGTCGTTAGCTTTATTTCTTTTTAAAGGAACACAAACAAAAGAATGGTTATCAAAAGGGTTGGGAAAAATATTATCCAAATAATCTTACTATGTTTAATAATCTCTTGCTCTCCGCAAAAAAGATTAAACAACTTAGTAAAGAAACATCCAGAATTAATACAGAAAGATACTCTTGATTTACTTGTAAAAGATACTATCGTAATTAAAGAACAATCATTTGATACAACAACTCAAGTAATTTATCATGATTCTGTAACAGTGATAAATAACGAACGAGTTATATTAAAATACTTCCACGATACAATAACTAGAGAGCTTCATCATTACTTAGAATGTAAGGGAGATACAATTTATAAAGAAAAAATTGTAAAAGTTCCTGTAGATAAGGTGATAGTAAAAGAGTTAAGTTGGTGGGAGAAGTACAAAGAATTTATATATATAGGGTTAGTACTCATAATGGTATTGATCATATTAAAGAAAATAGGTAAAATAGTTTTATAAAAAATAAAAAAACAATGAGAGGATTAAACGGAAATCAAGCTGCTCAACCAAGACTTTTTGCTCACGACATGGTTCCTGTAGCTATCGGTGCTATAAATCCACGTCAAGAAGGAACAGGAGCTACTTATAATGGAGTTTATAATGGACTTGAAATGACAAACGGTGGAACTGGTCATGCTGTAGGCGACGTTCTAACGCTAAGTGCTGGCTCAGGTACAGTAGCTGCTAAAGTTAAAGTATTAAGTGTAAATAGTGGTGTTGTAACTAGTTTTGCTTTAGAATTTTCTGGAACAGCAAATGCACCTTATGGAGCTGGTTATGCTTTAGCAGATGCTCTAACACAAGCTGCGACTACTGGCTCTGGAGCTAGCTTTGCCGCTACAGTTAGAAATATAGATTTACCTAACACTCATGAAAGAGGTTGCTGTCTTTACGCGGGTATAGCTATCGACACAGGTTTAGATTTAATATTAGAAAGTGGAGAGCTTTATAATACTACTTACACAGCAAGACTGAAAGGTGTTACAGCTGGATCATTTTTACCGGTATTAGCTAAAAGAGTTGTAGCTGTTACTTTAAGTTCAGGATCATACGCTAGTGGAGATTTATTAGCTATATATTAAGATATGTTTATTGGTATTGGAACAGATATACCCATTTTAGCTAATATACCTGGATCATCAAGACCTGGTGGTGGTAGTGGCGGTGGTGGTGGAAGTTTCGCTAACGCAAAAAGTTTAGCATTTGATGGTGTAGATGAGTATATAGACTTAGGTTCAGCTACTACTTTAAATTTTGTAGATAGTTTTACGGTTAGCGTATGGATAAAAGAAACTGGTAGTTTAAATAGAGGTATTTTTAATTCTGGTGATAGAACTGGAACTCAAGGTTGGATATTGTATAGAACGTCTACAAATAAAGTGGCTTTTAAATGTGCTGCTAGAACAGCTACAAGTACAACATCTATAAACACTGGAGACTGGTTTCACGTACTTGCTACATGGGAGAAAAATGCTGCGTCTAATCCATATGGAGATGCTGGAAGTACAGGTAACAGAATAAGGATTTATGTTAATGGAAGTTTAGAAGCAACTGCTACTAGAGTAAGTACAAGTCCACCTACATATACTGGTACTATTTATAATGACATTGCTACTCCGTATAATGGAACAAATGAATTTTTGGGTAACATTGACGAAGTTTCAGCTTTTAATTCTTTATTGAGTCCAACTCAAATAAGTGACATTTACAACTCAGGATCTCCTACAGATCTTACTTTACTTTCGCCAGTAGCATGGTACCGTAATGGAGACAACTCAACTTTCAAATCGCCACAAATATTAATGCCTGAGAATGCTAATAAAGATAAGGTTAGTAACTATTCATTTGGCTTTGACGGTGTTGATGATAGTATAGCAATAGGAACAACATCTTTAGGAATTACAAGTGCAATTACTGTTTCTGCTTGGGTTAAAACAACATCCACTGGCGCATATAGAGTTAT